GTCTGTACGCGAGGAGCAACCTGGGTAACGAGAACCATTGCGCTCTCGTGGAACATGCCAGCAGCACGATAAGTGGTGCTAGTGTCATCAGCAGTTACCGTGGGTACGTTGCTGGAGACATAGACCTCAACACCATAGATGTTGCCGACACGACCGTTGCGGATGCTGTTCTGAGCACCAACCTCACCGACGAAAGCCTGCTCGGTAAAGCGATCAATACCAAGTAGGTTGTTCTTTTCGACTGGTGGGATGACCAGATAACGCTGTGACATTGGAACGTCCTGATCGTCAAGGGTCTGGATCATCTGACGGATGCCAGCATCAGTAAGGGCTGCGCCGTTACCGGTGTTGGTTGAGGCAGATGGATCCCAGTTGGTTGTGCCGTCAGAACCAATGACTGCGCCGCTGTAAGCAGTGCCGCCCTGGAAGCCGCCGAATAGCGCACCGAGATCAGTGTCAGCCCGCTTTGACAGAGCAAAACCAGCATCATCAGTGTAGAACTGACGTAGGCTGTTAAGAGCCTGAGTAGCAACAATGTCTTCAATGAGACGGCTGTACTCAAAGTGCTTGTCGATGTTGACCTGCACCTCACCCTCGGTATTGCTAATTAGCGTTACCTGTGATTCAGCAGTCTTCTGGTTGGCATCACCACGGACAGGAGCAGGGATGTGGATAACATCGCCCTTCTTGCCCTGGTGGTTCATGTTCTTAACAAGGTTTGCTAGAACAAGATTGGACTTGAATGATGCGATAACTTCGTCGCTCCAAACTTCCGACTAACGTAATGTTAGCTCGACTGTAGCATCTCAAGAATGTTGTCTTGAGCCGTTTCACTCAGTCTGTGCGGGTCTCGCTTCATTGCAGACATCTCCTGCCGGACGAACTTACGAATCTGGCTAAGACTTTCTGGGTCTTCGTCTTTTCCGTAATTCATGCCCTTGAGATGGGTCTCGCACCAAAGGATCAATCGGGCTTGCTCTTTCTTGATCTCTAGGTGCTTAACTATTTGGCGAAGGAAATAGCAACATCTTTTGTAGCTAGTTATCTCCCAAGAGTAAGCATCCATCCAGTCAGAATTCTTGGATGATCTGTTCCTCTTGTAGATGTTTCCTCCGTAAGTATTAGAGAGCATTTCTAAAACCCCTAACCCCGGCTCGGCCATTGCCATTCTAACTCTCGGGGTAATGTAGTTTTGTTTTGAAACTTGGATGTCTAAACATCCCTCTCCATCAAATAGTCCTGCAATGTACTTCCAACTTAGGCGCTTCATGGAATACCTCCGAACTGCGCTGGTTGTCTATCGAGTTCCCTCTGGTTGGGCTAATGCCTTCCCAGTTTTTCAGAAACGGTTTAATGTCCCCAAAGGTTATCGGTTAGGGACAAATGTCGCTGCGCTGGTTGACGTAACGTGAGAACTTCCTAGTGCCATGATTAAAATCTCCTACGATTTTGATTTATTTAACTCGACCCTCGGAATATGCCTGCATAATTTCATCTTGCATGTCCATATACCTGTCAGGGTCCTGCATTTTCATTTTGATAAGGTCTGCGCGTCTGTAGACTTTCTTGGTGCCTTTGTTGCGATTGCCAGTGCCTTCAAGAGTGGCCTTTTTACGGGCCTCCTGCTTTTCAGCTTTATTGGCTTCTTCGCTCACCTGCTGGGCACCCTCGGTTGGACGGACTGCCTTGTATAAATCAAACAGCTCATTAGCAGCTTCATAGTCATACTGGTCAGCCTTCTGTGCCAGTTCAGTGCGGTACTTGGATGCACCGACAAATTCCTTGAATGACTGCTGCTGTGCAAGGTCCATATAATCAGGGTGCTTCTCCACAAATGCCTTGTGGGCCTCTTCTCGGTCCTTGCTTGAAAGCTGCTCTTTCAGTTGTTCAACCTCTCTTGCAAGGCTGGACTTCTGAAGATACTTATCAGTCGCCTCCTTGGGTGAAGAGAACCAATCGTCGTCTGACAGCACCTCCTCTTCCTTGGTGGCTACGCGCTCATTGTTGTTTTTCTTTTGCTGGATTTCCAACTGTAGGAGTTCATCAGTGAGCTTCCTAAGCTCGCCGACCTCGTTGCCTTTACGACCATATTCCTTTTCAAGGTTCTGGTACATTTCAACAACGTCTTCTAGTGATTTGCCTTGGAACTTATCAGGAATCTCACTTCCTTGGCTGCTCTCCGGCTCATCAGACTGCTGTGCTGTGACCTCAGAAGACTGTTCGCTCATGGGGTCTACAATCTCTTCGCCTTCGTCTGCCTGCTTTTCCTCTAGTTGATCCACAATCTTGTTGTCCATTTTTCCTCCTGCCTTAACAAATGAAAAGGGTTGTAGGAGTGAGTTTAATCACAGCGTTAGGGCTACCTACCTTCCCGCGCTGCGCGTTCATGGCTTCTACCCCATTGCTCGTAAGCCGTGGGAAAGCCGGGGTCAGTACCATCTAACTTAAAGTTGCAAGCACTGATTACTGGTTGTGCAAATTGACCGCACTTTTTGCACTTAAAGGTATCAGACGTAGACTCCGCCATATCCTCCCAAATGTAAAAGCACGATTTGCACTTAATGTCAAAAATCTTCATAGGACTGTTCTTCTTGCTCAATAAACTGATATTGTGACTCAAGAATGTCTCTAAAAGAAACGATCATACGCAGAATTTCTGCTTGGCCCTTTGATCTGTACAGTTCTTCAACTGTGTCTAGATCAAGTGCGGTGTCAACCTTTCCTTTTAGAATCTCCTCGCAATACTCTCTAAATGTTCCCCACTCAGCTTTGCTGGTTAGGTCGAACAGGTCCTGATAGAACTTCTCTGTTTCCTGATTCTGTAGCGCCATTCTCACTCCCGTTTTGCTTGTTAGCGCGGGCCGCAAGCAAGTCTAGAATCTGCGATTGCAGTTCTGTGTCTAGCTTGTCCTGACCAAGCTCAATATCCGCAAGTGTCTTTAGCCTGTCCGCAAGGTTTTCTTGCGTTCGGCTTTGACGTTCTTCAATCTCAGCTTGTTCCTTCTGAATTGCAAGCTGAGTCTGAAGCTGTTGCAGTTGCTGTGCTTGTGGGTCAGGCTGCATCATTTGCTCAATTACAGTGACAAGCTCTTCCTTATTGCTAAGGCTTGAGTTGTCATAAATGGCCTTGAGCATGACCATAAATGCTGGGGACTCAGGTGGCACAGTTTGTAGCAACTGGATAAGCTGCTGCTGCTCCAATTCCCTAGCCGTAATTCCCAGTGAAGAGTGTGTAATAAAGTTAATATCACGCACCGGGAAGTTCTCTTCATCAAACTGCATGAACCTCCACGCAGCTTTGTAGAGAAACGGCTTAATAATGCTTCGCTCAATGTTAGCGAGTGTCCGCTTAGAACGTTTGATGGCTGATGACAACGCCATGGACATGCCTGACGCTGTGCTGTTTGTTGGTGAAACGTTTAGTGGTGCTGACGGGTCGTTAGTCCCCGTGGCAACACCTACCATTCTTTCTAAATCGCCCGTGCTCTGGAAGATAGCGGGATCAACCTGCCCAAAGTTGAAAGGACTGAGGATTTCTCGGGGGTTGCCATTGGTTGGCACTGATTTTCCGGGGCTGACAGTGAAGCTACCGCCGCGAGGCATCCTTGTTGCGTCAACGCCCATCATCGGGTGTACTGTAAGGGCTAAGCCGTCCATCCGAGCACGAAGTTCTGCGTCCAGTGCTTTTTGTGCATTGTACCCCTTTTCACAAACACCACGTCCCCAAAAACTGTTGGGCACAGTATCGTGCTGGTACGCAATCAGTGGCCGGTCTTGATTCCAAAAAGGATTAGGAATAGCACGAAGCACAACAGAGTCGTTAGCAATAGTGACGACAGCTTCAACAAGGTTTTCACCGTAGAGATCAAACGCCACACCTTTTCCGTTTTGTTCTTCATCTCCAACACCAAGGTCAACTAACTCTTCGTCTTCTTCTAGGTCTAGGTCTAACAGGCTTTCTGGAACAAGGCCGTAATATTCAGTCAGTTTGACTGCATCAGTCTCATCGTTCTCTTCGCCGCTGGTGCGCTCGCCCGCACTCATTTCTCCTACATCTACCGGGTTGTAGATGCCTTCCATCTGTTTTTCAATAATCTGATGGAGGGGCTTGTAAGAAACGTGAGCGCAGTATTCTGCCTCATCAATGCTCCGTGCAGCAGGGTCAATAACAAAATCGAAAGGTGAGATCGGTTCTACACGGACAAGAAAGTGCTCTTTATCTACTACTTCGTAGTTAATGGCCTGTTGTGCAAGCTGTTGTGCTTGTTCTGGCTGAATCTGGCCCTGCTGTGCTGCTGTTTGAACTTGTTGCAGAACATTTTGGTCAATTTGACGGTCAACTTCCTTTTTGTTGGTTGTCTCAGTAATAACCTTGCCAATGCCAGTGCCGTACAGCGCAGCGTTTAAGAAAATTTCTGACATGGCTGAAGCTACACCGGCCTCATCAAACCGATCCATCAAAAAAGACCGAAGAACTTGCAGGTCTTTGTCTTCACCAGCAAGGCGATCTTCATAATTATCAACTAAATCAAACCACTGTTTGCGGCCAAAAACCGCTTCTTCGTATTCTGCAACTGTTGACTCTACGGCTGACTGTAGAGCAGGAGAAATTAGTTTAGATCTCTCAGAGGCCCTCTGGCTGTCTTCTCTAGCCCAGATTCCGCGCCACAGTCTGTAGTATTCTTCCCACTTTTCAACGTAGTTTTGGTCTCTGTACCGCTCACCCTCGTCTACACGCTGCAAGCAGTAGCCTAGAAGACGCCCATCACCGTTTCTGGCGTACTCTTCACCCTCTGGCCCGTCTTCTGTTTCTACGATTGGGTTAACTGCCATATTAGTAGCCTGCAACTTCGTCCATTGGTTCCCAGTCGTCTACAAAATCGTCGTCATCAAAGTACGATGTAGTAGCAACTTGGTCGATATAAGCTAGGGCGTCTAGCATGTCGTCGTGTGTCAGAGGGTTTGGGAAGTCTAGCATCTGGTTGATAAACTTCTTAGTCCACCGTGGATCTTCACAACCTAGAGTGTCTTCCGGCAAAAACAGTCTGCCGTGTTCCATTCGACCCTGCAACGCCCAAGCAATGCGTTCTGTCTTCTTTTTGCCGCCGTGAGTAACGTCTACAATGTGGGGGAAGACGCCCAAACGACGCATCTGGTCTGTCAAGTAAGGCATAACGGCGTTTTTAAGTGCGCCGCGCTCAATTCCTACTGTCAGAGCCTGATAATCTTTGGCTGCTTTCAAGATTTGTATGGATGCTTCCCTAACATTCCACCTGCCAGTGCGAATTTCAGCAACGTACCATCCGAAAGAGCCGACTTTGACGATGGCAATAGCCATTTCGTCCAATCTATCTTCTCTTGCGCCCTTTTTACCAACTTCTTCATAGCCTGCTGGGTCCACTGCTATGTAATACATCCCCTCGGATGGCTCTTCATCGAGGTAGTTTAGGTTCTCTTCCTTAAAAATCTTACCGCCAGAAGCCTGAAAGGACGCAAAATACTCTTGTCGGACTACTTCTGCGGGTGTTCCTTGGTCAATAGACCGCTGAATTTCGTCAGCAATAGGAATCATCGTGTTTTCTGCTGATGAAAAAGTAAAACAAGACCACTCTGGCTCTTTATCTTCTTTTTCGCAGAGTTTTTTGTGCTTTCTAACCTCTTCGTAAAGGTCATAAAAATGGTTTTTACCTTCTGGTGTGCCAATAAACATGGCTCCACCCCTGCAATCAGCCAGTGTTGGGCGAATAATGTACTCCCAGACCTCCGGCTTCATAAAGGCATATTCATCCAGCACAACGTAAGATAGGCCTACACCACGAAGAGTATCAGGCCTGTCGGCACCTTTTAGGTGAATCTCACGCCCGTTAACAAGTTTGATAATGCCTTGGTTTTCTAGTGTTGACTCAATAACAGGACGGCCCATGTCTTTAAGCTCGCCCCACATAATACGCTTTGCCTGTTCAAAAGTAGGAGCGATGTAGTACACCGCTCTGTTCTTAAGATCGTACCCTTCTTCGTTCTTTTCTTTTAGCCCTTCGATCAAGAGCATAACCCTAGCAAGGTAGGATTTACCAAATCTACGCCCGGCGGCTACAACCTTAAACCGAGCGGGGTCATTAAAGACCTCAAACTGGCGGGGGTGTAGGCTAAAGTCTAGCTTTTGTCCTACGTCAGACAAAAATTAACCTCAAGCCTGCTGCTTAGGCTTGCTGCTGGGGCTGGCGAGCTTCGCGGCCTTTGGAACTTCAGGTGACTTGCCACCGGCCATTGCGATTGCCTCGTTGCCCTGACCGCTCTTGCCGTCACCTTTCATCTTGCTCATTGGCTTGTTTTTCATTTTATACATGGGACTCTCCTATCGGTCTAAAATTCTCTGGGGGTGTCTTTCATCCCAGAAATAGAAAAAGAATTTAGCAAACACTCTGCAAGCAGAATTGGTTGGGTTACTAAACTCAAAGATATAATCTGAATTTGGTGCAAGCACTCTTTCTGAACCGGCTAAACCTTGAGTGCTACTTGTCTTTTTATCAGATGTAAAAAGCTCGTCTCTTTCGATTTCTGTTGCCCCTGTTAGGTCAACGCCTGTGGGGTCAGAATAAACAGTAATTGGAATGTTAGCGTCGGCTAGGTTTCTGTTAATTTCAATTAGCTTTACTTCTGTCGTTCCGTCTGTTAATGTTGCATTTTCGTAAAGACTGTAAGATAGCTCTTCTGAATCTGTAATAATTTCTCTTCCATAGATATGAGTCAGAGTGCCGTTGGTCTTTAGTTGAAAATAAACATTACTGTTACTGGCTACGTTAAAATCTGCCCAACCAAAAGCTGCGTTGCCCTCTGCAATTTTCTGTAGTACGATGTCTTGGTAGTCTGCTGGGTAGACAACTTTATAGTCGGATCTTGTTAGATAGTCAGCCATTTACTTTTTCTTTCTTTTTACTCGGACACACTTATCTTTTTTAGTACCGTCCTTTTTAGTCGTAGTCCCTTCGTAACGGTAGCCCTTCCAACAGGCTTTTCCATCAGACCCCTTTTTCTTTTTACTCGCCATCTTCTTCCTCTTCTTCTTGGGGCTGATCTATCTGGTTAATAGTAACAGCTTCGCTTACGTCCTTGGGGCCAGTGTCTGTCTGGTTGACTACAATCTGAATACCGCCAACCTGGTTTTTGCTGTCCGACCCACCTTCTGCCTTTAGCTCTGGTAGCAGGCGCTGGAGGAATAGCTTAATCATGGTCTTGTCACCATCCTTAGCCATCTCCGCTGCCTTGTGATAAATCTCCATTGCGTCGGCTTCTAGTTCATTAACCAGAGAGGTCTGTACAGCCGCCTCAATAAGAGTTTTCTTGTTCTTGCTACCCTTGGGTCTCCCAGCCTTTGATTTCTTCTCTCCGGGCTTTATTTGGGTTTCCTTGGAGCCTTCTGCTTTCCCTCGGTCATCCCACGCTGCCATATAGAGTACCTACTTGTTTTGTTTAGCTTTGTAAGCCTTCATGGCTTTTTCAGCATTGGCCTTGCTAGTGTACTGGCACCGGCCTGAGCCGATACGATACTTACCGTTTGAGCATTTGTAGACAGGCATAGGCTAGATCATTACACACTGCGGTTCTAGA